ATTTGGTTAAATATTTGGGTCCTTGCTCTTTTTCCTAACGTATTTTTTTTTGTTATATAAGAATACCCAAATCCATAATCCCCTGATTGCCCAACAACTCTCCATATTTTTTGACCTGAGTTAAGATCCGTTGGTGTTAAATGAGCGTGAAACTTATAATTCCCACCAGCACTAGTCCAACCAAACTCACCCAAATCTTTCACGTCTTTCCCCATCCACCTAAATGACGGTAAATTTAACTTTTGGACAATTAGATCATCTATATATAAATTGGGTTCTGGAGATATTCTTATCGGTAGGATTCCCGTTTCTTCGTAGAATTTCACCATATCACCATCATAAAAAATCTTAACTAAGTTACTAAAACCACCAATATATCCCACTGCACCTGCAAGACCTTCATCATCAATCAATTGTTTAATTTGATCCTTGATTATACTTTCATTTAATATTTTTCTTATTAGTTCTCTCATTGTCCTTTTAATCTTCTGTATTCGTCACCATTAAGTTGTCCTAAATAAGTATCTTCAATCCATCCTGGTAATCTCTCTTCCCACCACAATATATCCTTCATTTTATATTTTCCCGATTTAAGAATGTGTTCTATCATTTCTTCTTCAGTTACATCATCAGGTTTTGTTATCGGTGGAAAACAAATATCACCATCACTACTAGACACATTAAGTTCAGAAATGTAGATATCATTTCTACCCATCTTTTTTTGAATCTCACCTAAATAAGTATCATCAAACCATTCTTCAAGAAGGTATCTTAAATAACTTACTCTCATAGGAATATCTGTGGTTAAATCATCAAATACATTTTTTGGAACACTCATAATCCCCTTATCCAGACTTCTTTCTTCAGTTTTTCTTTTGTCGTCAAAAACACTATAATCAGTATCAAAATATAAAGTAACACCCAATATTTCTTTTCCGTTTTTACAAAAATCAAAAGTATGTGTCGATTCATAATGTTTTTTATGATGTATTTGTACACTATCAAAATAGTCATTTAACCATCTGTAGACAAGTTGTTCTATCTTTGGTGTAGGTTTATCGTATTTTCTACTAACCTCTTCTTTCAATATGTTTCTAATTAAATTTCTCATCACGCATCATATTCATCTTGTCTTACCCAAAAATCTAATGTTAAAATAAATGATTCGTCACCACCAGCTTGCCATTTCATACCAATTGGGACGCAACTCATAAACCAATCATTGTCGGGACCTCTTTTAATCAAACCACCGTTTTCTGTGAATGTGTATTTTTTTTGAATTTTATAAACTTCATCTTCTAATCTATCAATTTGTTTAGCGAGTGAACCAAAATCATGGTCTTCGTAATACGATTTAACCGTAAGATTTGCTTGGATTTCAGTGTATTTAGGGTCAAATTCAATTTCACTTATCTCCACAGAATCAATCTCAGAAGAAGCATTACTTTCAAAGATATATTGAAGTTTTCGCATAGAGTTTTTAAATCTTTCTTCAAGATTGTTTTCTTCTTCTTTTAATATGTGTCTAATTAATTCTTTCATTGCATTACTTCGTATAAAAACTTTTTAATTGTTCTAACAATTTTTTGTCTGTATGGGTCATTCTCGTTTGAGAAGTTATCAATCGGTTCGATGACATTATTTTCTTGTAACATGTTCAAAATCAATCTTATTTGTCTTTTTTTACTATCCCACATTGATATGCCATAATATTCATCGTCAATCTTGAAGTATATTTCTTTATACTTAATTTGGTCGTCAATATTCACTTCATTAATTTCATATCTTCTTCTTAGAAAATTAAAAACTTTTTGGTCAATTTGTTCAACCTCTTCTCTCAATATATCTTTAATTAATTGTTTCATTATTCAAATATAAACCCTTCTATATTTAATTGTTTATAATCTAAAATTCCATGTCTTATAGAAAAGTCTGTTTCCATTTTAACATCAGAAGGTAAATATTGATACGCAGTTAATAAGGCTTCTCTAATTTTACTATACTCATTATATGGTTCATCAAAAATATCGTCATATAACATACCCGAGAATGGGTAAGGGACTTTTCTGTTTGATATGTGACCTTTAAAAAGTGGGTTTGGTTTCAAATTATAATATTCTAAGGCCTCATTAAAGTTAACTATCAAATTAATATATATATTGGTCCCATAAGTTTCAATTGGATCATCAAGTACCCATCCTTTTATAAATGGGAACTCTTGTTTTAAAATTTTAACAGAAATATTAATACCTTTAATTATATCATCCTTGTTTTCAAGAACTTCCTCTTTTAATATATGTCTTATCAAATCTCTCATTTACCTATATAAGTTACGTACTCAGCATTTGCGCCAAATTCATTATTAAACCAATCAATAACATATACCATGTCATCCTCATTGAATATACCTGTAAGTGATTCGGCTATCTCGTCATCAAGTTCTAACTCCTTTTTACCATCTATGTATCTGGCATATAATTTTTCAGTTTCTTTATCTCTAAAAACCTCCATTGTGTAATCACCATAGTCATAGTATTCTATATCCACTACATCTTCTTTAAAGTTAGGATAGAACGCATTCATGTATTGACCAATAAGTTTGACTACCTTATTTGTGTGATTTTCTTTCAATATGACCTTAATTAAGTCTCTCATTGTTTATAAATATAACGTTTTTATTTAATCTTTTAAATTAAATTTATAATGTTATCTATCCTTAATCGTATAATTGATTATATCACCATATGTGTTTATCCAATTAATACATTCATCATAATTATCATTCGAATAAACAATAGTATTTGTTGAAATTTCTATAACGTCGTAAGTCACCATAGTTAGCTAAATGTTAAAGTTATTGTTTGAGATGGGGCATTAACTGTGGATTGATTTGTTCCTCCCCAGTTAGCATTGTTAATTTGTGGTCTTAATGCGTATGTACTTGACGCATTACAACTTCCAACGTTAGATAACTCAATTGCAACACCACCAATTTTAGGAGTTCCACATCCCGTTCCAACTCTCCATACCACACTGTTTATTGTCACGCCGGTTGCAGTTCCTGTTCTTAACCCATTGGCCAATACTTGAACTAAAGTTGAGTTACTCACTGTTATTGAATTACCATTTGTACTTGACCAAACGAATTGCGTGTATGAACCTGTTAATCCCGTTCTAAATACATTCCAAGCAGTTTCAATATCCCTTGAAGGTGCGGTACCACCTGTAAATGCCGCTGAGAAAGTATTTCCTGAAACCGCAGTAGGACTTGGTGTTGGTGTTGGACTAATTGTTGGTGTAGGTGTTGCTGTTGGTGTAGGTGTTGCTGTTGGTGTAGGTGTTGCAGTTGGAGTTGGTGTTGCTGTTGGTGGAATAGGTGTTGCTGTTGGAGTTGCTGTTGGTGTAGGACTAATTGTTGGTGTAGGTGTTGGTGGAATAGGTGTTGCTGTTGGAGTTGGACTTATAGTCGGTGTTGGTGTAGGCGTCGCAGTTGGTGGGATAGGGGTTGATGTTGGTGTTGGTGTTGGTGTTGCGGTTGGTTCTAAAAATCTACTATACGTATTATTATAACTTTGTAATATATCTGAGTCTGTTAATACACTATTATAAATTTTAACTATCGCCAAATCACCGTCAATAAAATTAGAAGCCGTGAGGGTATCATCCCATCTTCTCATTAGTCTTATTTCACCTCCACTTTGAGGTGTTCCGACGTAACTCACTGTTCCTCCTGACGCCTGTCCGTTTATATATTGTCTTATTGTTGATCCATCATATGTTCCAACAACTTGATACCATGTATTTAATTGTGGTACAAATCCTGTTGTGGTTCTCCAAGCACCATTATAATACCCAACAGCAATATTCTTATTAGTTGGTGCATTATTAGTACCGATACTAAAATTAAGTTTGGTACTTAGGTCAAATTGATTTGTTACTATCGCACTTACTTTTGAAGTTAATGCTGTTGTTATACGGAACCACGCTTCCACGGACCATTGTGAAAGATTACCTATATTTGGTATAGTCCCGTATTCTAAAGACACATCATCAAACTGCAAAATACCACTATAACTTGGTGAAAATGTTGGTGTATTTAATAATGTTGCATTATTGTTATTTGATGTTAAATCAAACCATGTAGTCCCCGTTCTAGGGTATGACGTTAGATTTCCAGAATCAAGATTAACTAATAACCCCACAGTAGGAGTTGGAGTTGGGGTAGGCGTTACAGTCGGAGTTGCCGTTGGTGTTGCCGTTGGTGGTATAGGGGTTGCAGTTGGGGTAGTTGTCGGTGTCGGTGTTATTGTAGATGTTGGTGTTGGTGTCGGAACAAAGTCATATGATGTCCAATACCCGTTGTTATTCAAATATGTTCTACAATCATTTCCGTTGGTAAATGTTTGATTAAATAATGTGTTTGTTAATTCAATAAACGAATTATCTGTTTTATTAACCGATCTCCAAAATCCAATATAAGCAGGAACCCTTAAAGGGTTTGGTTGGTCACCTGAAGGGTTTGTATGTGCAATCACATAACCCAAATTCTCATCAGGTCCGTTCCACCATTTTAACCCACCATAATCTTGATCATATCTAACATCACCATTACCCACAGCAATGTTACCGACTTGTATGGTAAAAGGTAATGTGGTTCCTGTATTATATGCAAACGGTCTTGATGTAGACATTATTTTTTAGGTTCTTCAATTTTCATATCTTTAAGAAACTTATCGTGTGAGTCCTTATATGATTTTTGACTTTCATCTTTTGGATTTTTAGTGTATTGCCAATTCCAATATAACTTGTCGTTAGGTTTAAACCCATAATACATGTGGACTTCTTTTTGTGTGTCAGTTACATTCTCACCATTCCAATTTTGACCAACACATATGAAACCTGTTTCAATATTTTTAACAATGTTACTCTCACCTAATGTTGTGTGTCTGTTTTCAATCCAATTTAACCTTTCTATTAAGTTTTGGTAATACATATTCGCTTGTCCCCATCTTATTGAAGAAAAGAATATTACAGCATCAGATTCAAACAGTTCTTTACTAATTTTCCATAACTCATCTGATGGTTCGTTAATGTTAACCCAACATCTATGATGTCCTGATGGGTTCTTTTTCTTATCTTTAAGAGCCGCTTTTAATACTCCGCAAGAGTTTCCATCGGCCCTTGATACGTTACCCTCACAAGGCAATATTTTAAGTTCTGTGATGTCTATAAAAATTGCTTTATCACCCAACTCTTCTTGGATGTGTAAAGCCAATAACCTAGATTTAGGAATGTCAGGTTTTTTAGGGTCGAATTGGTATCTATTTGAACAAGATAGTAAAAGAACTTTATCTTTCTTCTTTAATATATCGATGGTTTGTTTTAATTTTTTATAACCGTCACTTTGCACCATCTCTTCAGACAACATCAATTGTCTAAGTCTACCCAATTCTTCCCGTAAAATAGATTCCATAATAATAAATATCACCTATTTTGTTTGTGAGGTGAATAGTATTTCGTATCTTTACTATATGAAAAAATTCTTAGCTTATTACTTCATTTACCGTACGACAAAGGATGCGATGACGGCAGCCAAAATTTATCAAATGATTTATCACCCAGAGAAAACAACAAATACTCAGGTATTTGAATACGTAAAACCGTCTGTGGTTGAAACTCCGAGAGTGTCGGATAAAAAACAAGAGATTATCTCATCATTAAATTACCTTAAAAGTAAATCTGTGAAAACAAAACAGGATAAAGAATCCATCTACAGTTTAGAGATGGTATTAAAGAATATGAAATAATTTTCATTAACAATTAAAAATAAAAAAGGGGACTTATGTCCCCTTTCTTTTTTATATCATCTCTTCAGCCAATGTCCAAAGTTTTGTATTTACTTGATTCACCGCCATGATGTTTTGAAGTCCTCGTAGTTTAGTTCTACGTCCACGTTGTGATGTTGTTTCGATACCACCTCTAACGTATTTCTCCTGTACCACGTTGAATGTTGTCCACAAGTCATCACCTTCATCCTCTTTTCTGTTTGGTGTTAATAACCCAACAATCTGTAAGTCATTCAACACTTTATCTTGACCAAATCGGATGTTAACTGATTTACGAACAAAGTCAATCTTCTCATCGATGGTCATTTCACGTTCCATCATTCGGGTAACAGATCCTTCGATTTTAGGTAAACGACCTGCAAATGATTCTGTCAAACGTTTAACCTCATCCAAATCAAAACGTGAGTGACGTATGTTGAATGATTCTGCAAGTGCGGTTGGAACTGTAAGACCGTTTGAACAAACTAATCTGTGTAGACCTGCACTTACTTGGAATGATGCGGTTCCGTTATGTGAGTTACGGATGATTGCCTCAACCAATGTGTCACCGACTTTTGGTAGTTGTCCGTTACGTAATCTCAATTCATGTACAGCATGTAAACCTTTTCCCACTTGTTTTGCCGAAGCCAAATCCCAACCTTCACGTTCGAAGTTCTCAAGGATGTCCATAGTTGGAACGAACACATACTTGTCTGACATCTTTGGGGATGGTGACGTTGCAAATACAGAAGGTGTTTGTGATTTTAATTGGTCTAAAGTTATCATATATCTTGTTTTTTATGTTTTTGTTTTCTACTATAATTCTTTTTACTCTTATGAACCACAGGTCGGGTCGCCTGCCAAATTTCTTGTATTGTAATCTCAACCGTTTTCATAATTTCTAATCATCATCTCATTTAACTCCAACAAAGATATAATATACTTAGAATAAATCCAAATCTTTTTTACTTTTTTTTTACACTAATAAACTAACCATCTCTTTGATGTTTGCCTCAGCCACAACACCAACACTTGAATTAGTCACTTCAGAACCTTTGAATGATTTGATTGCTGGGATACTTCTAATACCATATTCAATAGCAATGTCTTTATTATCACCTTCTTCAATGTTCATTGTATACATCTGAACATCCGTATCGTTTGAATTAGCAACTCTTTCGAATACAGGTTTTAACATACGACATGGACCACACCAAGGCGCCCAAAACTCAACAATAACTTTCTCACCGTTGTTTAATTTTTCTCTTAATTCACTATTTGTAATTTCCATATTTATTTGTTTTTTCTTATACGTTCCCTAAATGTACTATTAACTTTATGTTCTTCTCGATAATAGTTACCTTTAGGGTTTTTATTCCTTTCCGCATCCATATGTCCTCGTTGGTATGCTCTATTTATGATATTTTCTTCGTGTTTTTCTAACGTATTTGTTTTATCTATGATTTCTTCAAGTAATAACAAAACGTCAGGGTTTGTTTCATTTCCTTTTTTTTCTTTTAACCAATTTCTTAATTCTTGTCGGAATGTTTTCATAGTGAATAAATTATAATTTATGATTTTATAAATGTCAAATAGTTATGACTTTTTGAACTTATCTTTTATAATATTCAATTATTTCTTTTATTGGTTTGATTAATTGTTTAGGGTAATCGTTATTTAAAAAATCAATAAATTCCTGTATTGTTCTATAACCCGATGGTGTGTTTTCTATTTTTTTACCTGTATTATCGTAATAGTCATTATAGTCACCTGTTCTCTTATCCTCAAAATAACTACCATCAACAGGAGTATTACATTCACCATTCCAATAAGGTGTTGCAAATCCTGTTAACTTATAATCGTCATCATTAAATTCAAATTCTACAGTCCCACTAAAACCACCCGATCTTAAATTTATAAACATTTGGCCATCGTTAAAATTATAATTTTTATTGATAAAGTCAGTTCTAAACATAAGAATCAGGACTAACTCCTCAGCATACTTACAATCAATATTCATTTCTTTATCTTTAAGATAAAAAATAATTTCTCTCATATTAAGTCCAGTGTATTCTTTAATATCATCCATTGACATTCCGTTCACCAACATATCGTATAAGATATCTGATTTCTTATCTTCTTTGGATTCAAGAAGATTCTTATATTGTGATTCTGTTATTATTATTTTCATATCTCCACGTAATACACATTAACCATTATTCCCGTTCTTGGGTATATTAATGAATTTAAACAATCCTGTATAACACCCGAAACCTCTCCTTCAATCTCGAACCCAATATCATCATCATTCAAAGCATCTTCTAAAGATAAGTGTCTACCATCCATAATGGTAACTGAACCACCATCAGACACTTGACACTCTATTTTATAGACATCGTCTTTAATATAAACATTAGTGATTCTCCAATCAAAGTCATACCCACCAACAAACTTTTCAGGAAAATCTTTTGTTGAGAAGTTATTAATTGATAGTTTATCGATTATTTCCATACTTTTTTCTTCACCACCAATGTAGTTATTAAAAAACTCGGCATAGTCATTAATATCCGTCCATTTATCTATACCAAAATACCTAAGTATGTCTTCATCAAAAGTCGGGTAACCATTCTCTTTAGTTTGTTTATTCCACATACTCATAAGAATATCGGATATACGAGTGGGGTTTTCTGAACTCTCGTTTATACCATAAGAACCCCCATCAATTTCTTTTAATTCAACATCCACCTCAATCGGTATACCATATTTTTCTAATAGATTGTAAAAGAACTCGTACACCGCAGAACGAATCATTCCCATTAGTTCACCACTTTCATAATTAAGTAAAGACTCATGATAAGCAGCATCTATTGTGTCATGCACTTCATACTCTTCTTCATTCTCTTCATCCCAACCAACAAAATCCACAGTCCCACGAGGATCCACATCAACCATAATTTCAATAAAACTATTTACTGGTTCAAGGTGAACTACCTTTATTGTGGTATCCAAATTAAACAAATCTTGGTTTAAATTATATTCTTTAGTATCAATCTCATCTCTAACTTTATTATATAACTTATCAAACCCTCCGTTATAATTGTACCATAAAGGTCTAATGGTGTCGTAATCTTCTCTTGTTTCTTTATTTAAACCTAAAACTTTATATAACATATCATCCAAACTCGGTTCTTCCCCATGTTTCTTTTGGTTATTCCAAAAACCATATAAAAACTCCCGAAGTTTATCTTCAGTAAGTTTTTGATATTGTGATTCTGTTAATATTATTTTCATTATGCGTATTTAGCGTATTTACTTAGCGAGACGTATTTAGCACTAACCCATGCATAATCATCTTCAGCATCAACCGTTGGGTCTAATTTAACGTAGTACCACTTGTCGTTTTGTGTTACGTCTTTAATGTCTTTAATTACACCAACAGGGTTAGGCCATTTAACCACACCTATTTTATTATCTATTAATCCGTTATTAATCTCAGGAGTATATCTTAAATTTACGTAGTCAGTGTCGGATCTTTTTGTCGGGTAAACTACTTTATTAATGTGATACAATCTTTCCCATGTCTTATAGTCAGCATCATCAGGAATATTACCTGAAAATTCCGTGTACGGTCCTTTTTGTGTGTCGGATTTTGGTTTAGTTTTTGATTTTAATTCATTTGCATATTTTTTAAATGCCTTTTGATTAGTCATCATTCTATCTGCAACCCCACCTTTATATTTTGGATTACTTGCCTGAGAAAAGTCTATATCCCATCCTTGTAAGTATTTTGTTGCTGCATCTTCCCAATCCCCATCATTAATTGCTTTAACCCATTTATAATCTTTTTTCGCCTCACCTCTATAAACTGAATTTACAAGTGCTTTTTTAACATACAAAGGATAAGACCCATACTTTGGGAATAAGTCTTTGGCTTTATTTTCTTCTTTTTGTATGTCCGATGTTAGTAGTTGCTCTGCCTTTGCTTTTGATATTTTGTTACCAACTTTGGCTTCAGGTCCTGTGTGTCCCCAACCAATAGTTAAAGTCCCTCCTCTTTTTTTGTTTGTGGAGTTTACAAATGTTTTTGGGTTTTTCGGATCCTTATCATCAAACACATAATGGTTACCTGATGGGTCAACCACTTCATTCTCATATGATTTAATCGTTTCTCTGAAATCCGTATCATCAACCAATGATGATGCTTCCATTAATAGATTTAATTGTGATTCTGTAATTATTATTTTCATTTACATATAATTTTTTCAGTATCTTGCTTTTCAACTTTCATTTCCACTTTTTCAAGTTCAGGATTACCCTTAGTGTATTTGTAAGCAGTTATGGTATTATATTGCGGATGGATTCTAAACCTTATAGTAAGTCTTGGTTCGTCACATCCTCTTTGACCTTTGTTTGACCAGTATAACTCCACGTATTCTATTGGTACAACAATATTTCCTTGGAATATTACAGCGGCCATGTTGTCTCTAACTTTATTTAAGTAATCAACACCTTTAACCTGTATCCAATCAAATACATTATTTATAACCTCACGATATAATTCGATATACTGAGGTTTAACTTCTATGGCTCCCCTGTTTTTAAAAATTGCAAAAAATTCAGATAAATAACTATCGATTAATGGGTCCATTTTTTTTGCCTCAAATATCGAATCTTTCGGGAAAATTAATTTACCGTCGTGGTATAAATCAGTTATAGATTTAACATCTGACTTTATAAATCCATTTCCGTTATACATGGATCTTCCAATACACCCTTTCATTTGAAATAACAATCCCGATTTGGTTATTACTTTATCTGTAACTTTTTTTAATAAGTCTAAGAATGTTGATGAGTCTTGTGTTTCCCCACATTTGTAATCTAAAGAAAGTGATGTGGTATGTTTTTTAAATTCACTACCTTCCAAATCTCTTTCAAATTTTTGATGCTCTTTGTGTCTTACTTGCGTTAAAAGTGAATCATAATCAACAGGTAAATCATTACTCTTTCTAACCTTTACTAATTTTCTTTTTGTTTGGTCGTTATTAAATTCAGGGTCCTGAATAAACTCAGCAACCGAGTTTAAAAAATATATAGACCTTGATTCATCCTCCAATGCCTTATTAATTAAAGAAGGGAATGACCCATTATTTTTTCTAATAAAAAAAGCATCCAATATTTCTATCGCCTCATCTAAACGACTTACCAAATATTGGTTTTTAATTCTACTTCTTAAATTTTCTAAACGACAAAAGGGAGAATTTTCAACTTTTCTTTTTTTAGATTGTTGGCATAGTGAATGAATTCTTGGTGTTTTTTCATAACCCTCATTCAAAATTCTATATTGCTCCTCTGTTATTATAATTTTCATATTTAATAAATAGTAAGAATAAAAAAAAAGTCAGGAGTTACCCTGACCTTTATTCTATATAAATAATGGGTTATGCCAACCCATAGAGTGCCGCCTTATCACCTAATAGTTCAATAGCCTTAGCAACTGCCATCTCTTTGGTTTTAAAATTACCCTCTTTCGCCTTTTTAGCATGTAAAATATTGTAAACTGTAGACTTCACCTCAGCCTTTACAAAATTGTACTTACTCTCTTTTTTAGGTTTTAATGTGTCCTTAGCATAGATGTCATAAAATCCAACTTTGCAAATGTAACGTCCTTTGTTTCCTGATTTTGTTGCCATAATTTCTTTTGTTTATTTTTAAATGATTAATAGTACAAATGTATATAAACTATTTCTATTATTCAAACTTTTTTTGATGATTATTTATATAAAATCATTAAAATAATCATTGATGTTTTTTGTTGTTCTACCCCAATCAGGATATTCAGGTATTCTAAAATCGATACAGTCCTCTATACCCTCATTAAATAAAGCGACCATCATAGATGTGTAATCACCGTAATATTCTAAAACTGAATCACTGTAAGCAGAACCTTTGTTACTGTTAATGAACGATAAAACATAGCTCATAAAATTTCTAATCTTAACGTATGAAACGTATCTTGTTTTATCTCCCACTTTTTTTGGTTCCTCTAAGATTGGACCATCAAAAAATTGGTCTAATCCACCCATAACCAATTCATATATCTCATCTTCGTAAGCAGTATTCTCTGAATTCCAATAAAGACTTTTTAACTCACTACCAATATCATAAAGTTCATTACTAAACAACTCGTTAGTTGCATCAGAATCCTTTAACAAAGTATTCAAAGATTCGGTGGTAATTCTAAAATAACCTTCAGTTCCTTGTTCTTCAGATAATGATTCAAAATAATCAGAATGGTAATCTTCTAACGATAACTCTTTGTTTACCACTTCTTTGTAAATCACGTCTTTGAGTTTAGTGATATTCATATCATCTAATTCTTCAACAACATTATATGGTTTTGTATCGTTATCAAAGTACCATTCATTACCCAAACCATCATCACTCAATACTCTTTTAGCCACTTCTCTAGCCCCATAATCGCCTCGTCTACCACTACAGAAAAATTCAGAAAGTTCTTCTCTATCTCTAAGTCTTAAATAATACCCACCATCTCTAATTTCGACATCTGTTAATAGATTGTCTATAATATATTTAAATGTATTATCTCGGTCTTTGTTTATTTGAGCCAATAATAATATGTTTTTTAAGTCATCAGGAGCGTATTCATATTCCATGTTTTCAAAAATACCATTATCCTCCATGAATTTGATAAGTTCGTCATCTATATCCCTTGGACTAATCATACCTAAATCCAAATCATTTAATCGGTCATATTTTTTGATGTATTTAAGAAAAGTCATTATATCGTTAAAATATGGTTCTAACTCATCGTAAAACTGACGATCATTAAAAATTTCTATTACTTCATCTACACTCATTATAATTCTATAACTTCTTTTGTTTTATTATCATAAATAGTAAACGGCTCAGCAATTACAACCCAATCAATATATTTATATTCTTTATTTCTATCCCAAGCACCTTCATTTAATTTAACTTGTATTGTTTTTTTCCCAAACTCTGGATGTGACATAATTAAATCAGTGCCAAATACCATATCAATTAAATCGCCTTCACCTCCTTGGTAAAGTAAGTTAAACCCTTTATTCTCTAATTCATTTTTAACTTTGTTCTCAGCCATTTCACCTTTGTTAGACCTAAATGTGGTGTTTTTAACATAATCAAAAAGTGTAGATGGGTCTTCAAAGTATTTTTTTAAAAGTGCGGGTAAAAATCGTTTAATGCTTAATAACCCTTCTTTTGTATTTACATTTATGTCATCTATAATTTTTTGTGCTGTAACAGATTTGTATAATAAATCGGTTAATAATTCGGCTAAGTCCGCAGTGTTAGTGTTTAATTTGTTAACAGGTATCCATTTACCATCAATCAAAACTATCGCACCTCCCTCTACTCTATCTTTTATGAAATAATAATAATGACCTTTAGATATTTTACCCATATCTAATAAAATGTTTGCACCTTTTTTGAATTTTTCTTTTTGTTCTTTAGTAAATGGAGATTTAATCGGTTCTAAAGCATTGTCAATCACCGATTGTAAACCAAGTCCATTATCATTATATAACCACGATTGTAAATAAGAAATTTTTCTACATAATTGGTATTTTTCTTTGTTACCACTAAACTGGTCACAAACACTATATTCTTCAACATCTTCAGTTAAAAGAGACTTAATGTAGTCTTTTAAATGTTCTTTAATTATTTCTTTCATTAATAATAAATATTTAAATACAAAAAGTTTTTAAACTAATTTGAATATTCCCATGTCTTCCACCATTTCATCCTCATAATTCATGTTATGCAATAACGTAACAGTTTTTTCTTCAAAATTAAATAGGATTCTACCATCACCACCTTCATTATTTTCCCATCCTGAATGGTACAAATCAATTATTTCATATCCCGTGTATTCTATATCTTGGTTTAATCGTGTAACATCACCAGATTCGTTTTCACCGTAATCTTCAATCTGACCACTATCACCACCACCGTTATAGGTAATTTCTAAAGTATTTCCATAATCTTTTTTCATTTTTTCAATGAATTCGGGTTCACCTAATTTTTTTAGGTATTCGTATCTACTACCCCATTGATTTTGTGTTTGATTTTTTAAATCATCAAAAGACATAAAATTCTCAGTCTCTTGGGAATCTCTCGTTGTAATACTTAAATTAACGTGTATTGTTGAGTCCGTTGGTGAATATCTTACGTTAAGGCTACCGTAACCTGTACAGTCATCACAATATAAAAAATCTATAAATTGATTTTCTTTGTTTTTAACGTGCATCTCCAAAATATCGTTAAGTATTGTTGCCCCGTTACCATTACGATCAATATCATCTTCCATACTATATCTTCTAGTGTATGGTCCATCAAAATCGTAAAGACCTTCATCTTCAGAAATATAACCATCCCAATATAATCCACTATCACCTACAACTGCCATTAGGTATAAGTTATACTTATTTATAATTTTTCTTTGTTCGTCACTTAATTTAATATTCTCCATAATAATAAATATACTAATCTTCGAACTCTAACTTTTCAGTTCTTATTGCCCATAGTGGTCGTTGTTTATTTTCTATAATTTGGAACCATTCTTTTGCTGTTGGTATGTACCCATCACAATCTTCTTTTACGTGTTGCTCACCAACATATCGTGTATAAACCGTTTTCCCGTCACTATTTTTAAACTCGGGACCAAACCTTTGTTCCATCTCAAATATACCTTCTGAATGGTGTCTCCACATCCTGTGAAATGAATGTCCATACCATCCTTTGGTTTCGTCCAACCAATTATGTAGGTGGATGTAATCTTCCCATATCCCTCCAAACTTTTTGGCCGAACTCTTTGCGTGTAAAATTGGGTGTGCCATAATTAATCTTCTAATGTTGGAAAATAATTTATCATTTCTTGTATTGTTAAACTCACAGGTACATTACCTTCTATCAATGTTTCAAATAAATCCCTTGATAATTTGTTTCTATATATGTCTGAGAATAGTTCAGTTAAATCTGATACGTAATCTTTATGGAAGTATTCTATACCTGTTATTTCTTTTATGTTACCCCAAGATAAGACAATCTTCTTACCTTTAAAATTACCGACAGGAATAAAGTTTGGTGCAGATTCGCAAATCATACCCTCATTACCATCTTCAAAATAAATAATATTTTTTTTAGGAAGGTAACTAATACAATAGTATTCCCTGACAAAATCTTTAACCGCATTTTTGATACTCATATCAATTTAATAATAAATAATATTTATTAATAAATAAACTAAAAAACTATTGAGAATGGGTTACACAAGAGAACAGGTTGAGGCTGCCGTTAAAGCCAAAGGTTACGTCTACTTTGAGGACACAAATAATAAAGGTTATGATGTTAACATCATTGGCATTAGAAACTCCGCAACAGGACAAAAAGTTACGAATGCGTTTGATGATTTATTAACTATTTCATACAAAGATGAAACGGGAGCTTGGAAATATCATGAATGGCCAGCAACCACAGATCCAGGTAAAAAAGGAGTATTAGAATACCACAACGCAGCAGGTGTTGCTAGATTGGTTGAAGGACAATACAGAGGATCACATGGAATTGGTTTACATCAAGGTAAATATGAAGCTTTAAAACAAGCAAAAAACGTTAAAGTTTATAGAGATGCTAATAAAGATTTGAATTACGATGAGAACAAAATCGCTGAAGGTGTTTTTGGTATCAACATCCACAAAGCAGGTGCAGATTCAACTTATGTTGAGAATTGGTCTGAAGGATGTCAGGTATTTAAAAAGTCAGCGGATTTTGATTCGTTCATGGCAATATGTAGAAAGTCTCGTGACAAACACGGAAACTCTTTTACTTACACATTAATTGAGTCTGTGGACATTAAATAATGAAAAAGGGAAGTGAAAACTTCCCTTTTTTTATATCTCTTCGTTGTTATTCACAACTTTTATTTTACCGTCTTCAACTTCAACGGTAATAAAACTTTCGTCTTCCCCAAAAGAGTTAATAGTATTTTCATCCAAATTAATCTCATTTGGTTTCATAACTATTTTATGTCTTTTAGTCATACTTAACTTAGGGTCTTGTATAAGTTTAATTTGTTCCTCATTTTGACATTCAACCAAAGTTGGGAATCTATTATTAACAGTAACTATTGCACTATCACCTATAACAACATTCTCGTCTATAGTCAGGTATGGTTCTTCTTTAACCATAAAAAGTTTAAATGTTTGTTTCATCTTTTTTGTTGTACACTAAGGTGTATCCATAATTACCACACTGGTCACATTTATCATAATCTTTCGATTCGTCCTCATTCATTTCATATTCGTTAGACCTACTAGCGATTATTTCAGCAATAGCCACCCAATCCATCATATCCAAACTATCTTTTATTTCATCTAATTTTAAAATGAGTGATGTTTGTAAACCACTTATTTTTTCAGGGCTTCTATTATCAAATTCGTGGGTGAATAAAGACTCATCGTTTATTAACACGTCGTGACCAAAACACCCCTCATTGATTTCTATTTTTTTCATAATCCAAATTTATACACTCGATTTATATCTTCGATATACTCTTTAAGATTAAGTATAGATTTTTCAAAATCAACTCTTGGTGTCTCTCCAAATCTTACGGATTCCTCCTCATCACTTATTAACTGACGACAACTACTATGAATTTCTTTCACAATATTAAGTAACACCTCTTCTTTATCGTATTGTTTGTTTATTTCCACATCCATAACATCACCTTCCAATTCTCTACAATACTCTATTAATTCCATTACTTCTGGAGTATCCATTAGATGTTTATTATTTTTGAATATCTGATTTATGTTCTTCATCTGTTAAATATTTTATAACCTTTTCTTTAACTCCGCATTGTTTGATTCCTTCAGAACTTTTTGGGGTCAAAACAAAATTATCTATCGCCCAACCATCTTTCCAAGGTTCACCATTCTTACCCATATTTAAATCATCAACTGAAACCCAATGGGTAACCTCAGGATGGTCGTGTAAGTATTGTTTAATCTCAATAGTTCGTGTTTGTTCTAACTCCCATCGTGGTGACCAAATAAATAAATTACTATGAGCAGTACAATTCTGAATGTTCGGAGTCAACGCAATAGGTCGTTTGATGATACCCTGACTTTCGTAGTAATCTCCAAGTTCTTCAAGTGTTGCATGTAATTTCCAATCAGAACTTACAACGATATCACAACCTGTCTCTTCGATGATCTCATTCAATACCTTAACCGCTTTTTTATCAAAATCATCAAAACGATATTCAACAGGAGCCTCCTTTATGTTTGAAGAAGATTCAGGATTCGCTGATCGGTATTTTGCCCATTTCTTTGTTCGTCCACCCCAATTATTTGAGAGGCAAATTACACCGTCGTTATCAAGAAAAAGTATTTTCATTTAAATATTTTTTTGCGTTTACCAACAACACCAATTATCAGTACCACAAATGTATAAAAAAAGCCAACCATAATCAAATAATTATATGATAAGTTTTAAAATAGAAAACCCTCCTGATTGGAGGGTAATGTTTAAAACTTATATCTAACTGATAGTGATATCGTTTGACCGAAAGTAATCTCCTGCCACCTATTATCTTCTGTATCATATTTATGATTACCATTAAGGTCTTGGAAGTATATAAGTTTTTGTGCTAATATATCTTTTACGTTTAATTTTAACTCAAGTTTTTTAAATGTTTTTGATAACTGAAAGTCCAATACATTTCTTCCGTTTTCCCAAACACTTGGTTCCTGTTGATTTCCAACAATATAAATTCTAGGCCCAATAACATTATATGAAAGTGTTAGATTAAAATCTTCTTTTTTGTTCGTGTAAAATAATCCTGAATTAATAATATATGGTGATTGTCCTTGTAGTGGTCTGTTACCGCCAGCACCAATTACATTATCCATATTTACCACTGACTTAATAATCGATAAGTTACTATATATTGTGAGTTGGTCCCATAACTTATGGTTTTCAACTTTAGATAAAAACCCTAATTTAAATCTGAATTCTAACTCACCACCAAAACTTTGTGATCCATCAATGTTTGAGAAGTATAACTCAGGTGCTCCTGATGTTCCAGTCCTATTTATAGTTTCGATAGGATTATCAAAGTTTTTGTAAAACCCCGACAAACTTATAATCTGACCACTACCAGGATAAACCTCATATCTAATATCACAATTAGTTATCTTAGTTCTTTTTAAGTATGGGTTACCTGATGTGATATTATCCAATATGAAGTTATAGAAGTTAAATGGTGCCAATTCTCTAAACTCAGGTCTAGACACCGTTTGACTAATACTTCCTCTTAACTTCATTTTTTTATTGAAGTTGTAAATTACATTAACTGAAGGTAATAAATCAATTACCGTGGTATCAATATTTCTATCTATGTTACTTCCAAATTCGATGTAGTTAAAGTTTTGATTGTAAGATTCTAATCTAATTCCTCCAGTAATTCTCCATTTGTTCAATTTGTAATCAACCATAGTGTAGAAAGAATTTAAGAATGAATTAGCATCATAACTATCATCTACTTTGGTTGCCTCATCTAATTTAAATCCACCCTGACCATTACTTAAAAGACCCATATTCTCAGTGGAGAATATTTGGTCCATAGGTAATAAAAGTAAATCACTATTGAAGGCGCTACCATTTGGTTTATACTGCGAAAATCCAAAGTTTCTTGATTGGAAGTCTTTCATTCTAAATTGATTCCATCCTCCAATTTTAATTGAATTAACATCTTTAAAAGGGATTGTTAAATCATACTTAGCACTTATAATTTTTTCATCCGATTCAGACCAAAACATATTACCAGCAGCTGTTGGTATTGTCCCGTTCTGTTGTACAACTGCAACATATTGTTCTGTTGGATCGTCCTCATTTAAAGAGTATTTTCTATAAACTACTCTCCTTAGGTTTGGAATGTCTCTTTTAACATTACTATAACCAACACTCCAATTAAATTTATTTTCTTTTATTGTGTGAAGCCCAAGTAATTGATTAGTTAAAAAGTTATTTTGAGTATACCAAAAATTCGTAGACTTTTCCCATTGTCTTGGATCACTATCCAACTCTCTAACACCATTTCTAACGTTAACCTTATCTTCAGAATTTACAGAATAAATGTTCTTAAACTTTATGGTGTTGTTTTCGTTAATCTTATAAACAAAATTTAACATACCACTATTCAAAACACTCTGAGTAAAGACAGAATCATTTAGTTCCATTTTCTTAACCACACCAGTCGCTTGTTCCTCAAACTCCCTTCTAACAATATTATTATAGTTGAAGTTGTTTTGGTAGTTATACGTTAAAATGAAACTTAACGTTTGTTTCTTTTTTAATTTAATGTTTCTACTCAACGTATATTGAATAGATGGGTTAGGTAATGCAAGTCTATCTTTAGTCGACCAAGTAAAGTTCATTAATTTTGCAACCTCAGACCTTTCTTGTTTTGATAAGTTTTGAAAATCAATAGTTCCGTCAATATTAGGTAACCCTCTAGAATCAACATTATATGTTTTAAAATTCCTAAATGTGGCAATTGTATTATGCGACCCACCAATCTGTATTGTGTGGACATTTTCATTTTTAGGTTCGGAAGTGTTAATATCAATCACACCACCAGCAAACTCACCAGGTAAATCAGGGCTAGCGGTCTTCATCACCATTAGATTGTCAATCATATTTGATGGGAATATATCAAACGAAAAAGACCTCTTATCAGATTCCGAACTTGGTAAAGGTAGTCCGTTCAATAATGCAAAGTTATATCTATCATTAAGACCTCTCACAACCACGAACTTATTGTCAACAACACTTATACCACTTACACGTTTAAAAACATCAGAGACCTTAGAGTCTGGTGTTCTCTTAAAGGTCTCTGCGTTAATACCGTCCACAGATGTAATACTATTTCTTTGTAGTTTTACAAGTTCTGTTGTTGATTCTTTATTAATTTTAAAGGTAACCGTAACTCCCTCAACATTTCTAACTGAGTCTTTTTTAAATGTCTCAGATGGTTGAGCTAATAATTGTATTGGTAGTACCAATAATAACGTCAATAAAAATTTCATTCCTATTATTTTTTAACTATTACTTTTTCAGTATGACCATCAGCATTAATGATATAAATACCATTTTCCAAATCTGATAAGTCTGTATTGTTTTGTTTTACGACTTTACCTAATGAATTGTAGATTACAAAATTTAAAGATTTTTTATCAGAATCAATACTAATTAAACCTTCTGTTGGGTTAGGGAATACTTTAAACGACGTTTTGATTGTTTCAGTAATACCATTAGTTAAATCACCAAATTTAGAATTTGTAAAGTCAGCACCTGTTGCAACAACTGATGTACTATCTAATCTACAATCAGGTGTTACTCCGTTAGATACAAAAATATTAACCCAATTGATTTGATTAATTGTTGTTAACGAATCGTTACCATTATTTGTAAAATATGTATTTAAAAACCCTGGTGTTGTAACCAAGCAATTTGTTGGTATTTCACAAAGTACGTTATTATTGAAAGATAGTGTATCACCTAATACATTATCCTCAACTGATGTACCTTCTAATGATAAACCTTTTTCCCATCCAACAACAAGAGTGTTGAATACTGAAACTGCAGAGTTTCTTCTTATTCTAAATGCTTTCTCAAATTTCTCACCTGTAGGTAAGATAACACTACCGTCACCTTTAGCCCCAACAAGTGTGAAGTTAGAAAAAATAGGTGCAGTTTGTGGTAAAGCCACACTACCTTGTGCGTCATTGTCAGATTCGAAACAATTTGAGTCGCCCGCGGCGTCTGACAAATTTTCATTTCGAATTGATAACCCAAACTGAACATTACCTCTATAACCAAAGTCAGTATCAAAATCATCATCGGTTGTTGAATATGATATTAAATGTTTACAGTTAACCGTTCCTCCAAACCACTCGAAAGAATCATCCCCAGAAAAACTAACTTGGATGTAATCCACTTGTGTTCCTGATCCAACCGAACCAAAAGTGATACCATTAATTTCTTTATTAGGTGATAAAGGAATTCCACCAAATTCGATTCTCACATATTTTAATGAACCTGAATTATCCGTATCATTACTTCCACCAAATTCAGTATCAGGTGTTGGTACAATACCTTCAATATTTGCAACACCACCAGGTTGGTTATTAACTCCGTTACCTAAAATAACGACTCCACCCCAATCACCTTCAGAACGATTTCCAACTGAATTATTTGAAGTAAATACGATTGGTAATTGTTGTGTCCCTTCAGCAATCAATTTACATCCTCTCGTAACGATTAAAGTTCCCTGTGTTGAATAGTCACCTCTAATTATCGTTCCTGGTTGGATAGTAAGTGTTGCTCCGTTTTTTACATATATCTTATTCTGCAATAAGACTACACCAGACAAAGTTGTGTTTGTTGTGATATCAGAACTTATTGTTGTTTGTGTTGATGGGTAATTTGTATTCTCGGGATCAAAGTTAGACCACCCATAAGTCCAATCTGTTTGTGGTGTGTTATCAGTTACAGGAAAAGCCCCTTTATAGTCAGTAACTGTCCAAAACTGACTTTGTGCGCTTGTTAAGAAAACAAACATTAACATTACGATACTTGCGTAAATCTTTTTCATACTCTATTTTTATAATTTTATTACACCAATAGATAGTCCAACAAATAGGTTAAATCAACTTGGTCGTTATGATTTAGCGATAACCTAATACTCTTAACTTTTAGTTAGCACAAAAAATACCCCACCTTTTGAGTGGGGTTATTTTTAAATCATCTGTAAAAGAAGGTCACCGTTTCCTTCCCATTTTTTGATTTGTCGTTTTGGAACCCAAAATTCCATCTCACCGATTTCCTCAACTCGTTTAAGGTATTCGTTACGGAAACGTTCAACCTCAGAACTATCTTTGATGTATTCAACCTTCATGTGTTTAGCACATGTTTTACCCATTTTAGTTAACATTGAGAATTCGTCTGTCAACTCACGTCCGCAACATACACAGATGTTACCACGTTTAACTGTCATCTTACCAACAAACTTAACTGCTTTAGGTGAAACAGCAATAACTTTAGTGATATCCAAAAGAGTTGGGTTGAATTGTAAATCATACTCCTCTTTCATTTTTTGTCCGATAGCTCGTCCGACAATAATTGTATCACCTTCAACAGGAATATTTGTTTTAACTGTTGCGTTTTTAGCATCCTCTTTTTGAATTTGGGTGATTGCTGCAGATACTTGTTTGTCTGTTAATTTACCATATTTACCAAGTTTAGATTGTATTTCTTTAACAAAAGAGTTGTTACCCTCGTACGCTTGGATTTTTTTCATATCATCAGTCAATTCAACTTGTTTCGCTTCCGTAGGTGCCGATAAAATCTTATTTACCGCCTCAGCTTGTTTTACGGTTAGAGAACCGTATTTTTTAAGACTATCCTTCATTTTAAGGACAAAAGAGTTAGTACCTTGGTAGTTTTGAACTTGTGAATTTGTAGACATAGAGGAGTGTTTTATTGATTACCTTACAAAGTTACGATAAAAAACCAAACCGCAAAAAAAATCCCCACATTTCTGTGAGGATTTTAAATATAATTTGATTCAAAGATTAAACATCGCAAAAAAGAAGTTTAAAGTTTAAGTGTAATGAAGTTTCAAAAGTTGAACATTGAGTTTGGGACCATTACATTATCAGAATCATTCACCTAACCAGTCGGTTTTCAGAAGTAACACGATATAAGTCTAACCCTATCCTCAAATCATATTTCTGTTGTTGCGTTGAACACATCCATTTCGTCTTGGAGTTGCTCAATTCTTTCTTCTAAGTTTTTAATCTTACCATTTCTAACAACCAATGAAATTTCAGAAGTTAAAACTAATTCACTTTCCATTCGGTAACGATCTCGGTTTGATTTACCTTCAGTACAATCCATTTTTTGAAGTGCTTTGATTGTTGATTTCAACTCAGACATTTCAAAAATCTTTTCAAACATCGGAGCGTTTGCTCTATGAATTTTTGATTTCAAATCAATTAACTCATCCGTTGCTTTACTAATCTCAACCATCAATACCGTTGGTGAGTATGGTCTTGGATTACCGACCTCAACAGTATTATATTGTTGAAGTAATTTTGTATTCTCCGAAATTGATTTAATCAATTTGTTCTTTAATTTCAGTGCTTGTTTAATATTCATAATAAATGTTTTGTGTATGAAAGTATAATTAATCTTTTTTGATATGTCAAGTTATAAAACCTCTTCAAACTCAACATCGGCAGATTTGTCATCACCTTCGTTAGTTGTTTGATTATATAAACCTTCACTAATCTTTTGGAATTTAGAGTTTAGTTCATTAATATCGGTTTTGATTTTATCTATATCTTTTTTAGAATGAGATTCTTTTAATGTTTCTATCGCAGATTGTAAATCTGTTTTTTGTTCTTCAGTCAATTTATCCTCCAAATCTTTTATTGACTTTTCACTTTGGAAAATCGTTGAGTCAGCGTTGTTAAGGGTATCAACTTCCTCTCTTAACTTTTTATCGTTCTCAGCATTCATTTCGGCTTCTTGTTTCATTTTCTCAATCTCTTCTTTTGAAAGGCCTGAAGATGATTCAATACGTATTGTTTGTTGTTTATTAGTCCCTTTATCTAATGCGGAAACATTAATAATACCATTAGCATCGATGTCAAATGTCACTTCAATTTGTGGTACACCTCTCATTGCTGGTGGTAATCCATCTAAATGGAATCTACCTATTGTTTTATTGTCGGTTGCCATAGCTCTTTCACCTTGTAATACATGAATTTCAACTGATGGTTGGTTATCAACTGCGGTTGAGAAGACCTGTGATTTTTTGGTTGGGATAGTTGTGTTAGATTCTATTAATTTAGTAAACACTCCACCCATTGTTTCAATACCTAAAGATAGTGGTGTGACATCTAATAATAGAACATCTTTTACATCACCCGCTAATACACCTCCTTGTATTGCCGCACCTAAAGCAACTACCTCATCAGGGTTAACCCCTTTTGACGGTTCTTTACCAAAGAATTCTTTAACCGCCTCTTGAATTGCTGGGATTCTTGTTGTACCACCAACTAAAATAATCTCATCAATATCACTCACTTTAAGTTTAGCGTTCTTCAATGCAGATTTACAAGGGTTGATAGTTCTTTTAATTAAAGAATCTACTAATTGTTCAAACTTAGATCGAGTCAATGTTCTAACCAAGTGTTTTGGAACACCGTCAATTGGCATAATATAAGGTAAATTAACTTCAGTGGAGTTTGTTGATGATAACTCAACTTTAGCCTTTTCCGCAGCTTCTCTAAGACGTTGTAACGCCATAGGGTCTTGTGTTAAATCAACACCATTCTCATCTTTAAATTCACTCACCATCCACTCAATGATTGCTTGGTCAAAGTCATCACCACCTAAATGTGTGTCACCATCTGTAGATAGTACTTCAAATACTCCGTCACCTAATTCAAGAATAGAAACGTCATGAGTTCCACCACCACAGTCAAATACAACCACTTTCATGTCCTTTGACATCTTATCTAAACCATAAGCCAATGCCGCTGCGGTAGGTTCGTTAATAATACGTTTAACATTTAATCCAGCAATCTCACCAGCTTCTTTAGTTGCTTGTCTTTGAGCATCATTAAAATACGCAGGTACCGTAATAACCGCCTCAGTTACACTTTCACCTAAATAATCTTCGGCAGTTTGTTTCATTTTTTGTAAAACGATTGCCGATATTTCTTGTGGTGAATATTGTCTACCATCAATATCAACTCTCGGTGAATTCCCATCACCCTTCACTACTTTATAAGGTACTTTTTTAACTTCCCCTTTTGATTCATCGAAACTAGTTCCCATAAATCTTTTAATTGAATGTACAGTTTTGTCAGGATTAGTAACCGATTGTCTTTTTGCCGGATCACCAATCTTTCTCTCACCGTCTTTCATGAACCCAATAATTGATGGTGTTGTTCTCTTACCCTCATTATTTGTAATCACAATAGGTTCACTCCCTTCCATTACTGCAACACAAGAATTTGTTGTTCCTAAATCAATTCCAATAATTTTTCCCATTTTTAATTTTAATTTTTTATTTATTATTACTTTTCAGTCGTGCCAAGTTTCTCAAAAAATATTCCTTTTGTGAAATACTGACATTATGTCAGTTTACCAAGTATCTATATCTGTCAAATCTAATTCTATGTCAGCCAATTCACTATATACAGTGACAATTTGTCCTATACCGTTACTTGAGAACCTATATTCGTAGTCACCATATCTTCCAAATATAGCTTTTATGTGTTCTTGCCATTCCTCCAACTTATTCACCTGATTTTCATCAAGTGTAAATGTTTTAGTTTTACTTTTTTTTGGTGGTGGAGGTGGCATTTCACGGTCAGTTATCTCACCACTGATTCTCAAATACATTTTATTAATACGTTCTTGATTCTCATCCATAATACATTATTTGATAATAATCATATTTGTGTTTGAAATCGGAAGTCTCATTACAGGTAATGATGATGAAGACTCTTCCGACTCTTTTTGCATAACTTCGTAAAAACCTAATTCAGAACACCTAACGGTTGATACGTTTTCATAAAACTTGATGGTATCTGAAGACCCGACAGGTCCATTTAATAATCTAACTGTTTTTGTTGTTGTGTTGAATGTTAACGTTTGCATATTTTTTTATTTTAACTTTTTTTACCAAAACCAACTGTCGTATATTCTTTAATTGATGGTGCCTTTTTAAGTCCTTCAAGGTTATCCATCACCTCCTCAAATGTTCTACCCATAACGATAGTTGAAATTACAACTTCTTTCAGGTGTGAAAGAGACATACCTTCTGTTCTTTTTACCCATTCTTTAACATCAACGTTTTCAATGTCTTCCTCCGTTAACTTGTGACGGATGTACGCTTCACGAATCTCATCGTTTGGTAATTCAACTTTATATCGTCTATCAAAACGAGATGGTCGGTTAGTGATACGATCCTGTAGTTTCTCAGGATAGTTAGTTGTTGCAATATACACAACATCTTCAATCTGTTTCACACCATCTAAAATATTTAACAACCTACTTGTTGAGTGACTATTCTCACCTGCGATTGAGTCGATGTCTTCCAACAACACAATCAATGGTCGGTTAGGTTCAATCTTTCTGAATGTCGCAATAAAGTCCATAAAATGGTCAACATCATCTTGATCTTTAATGTTGATGATAATACCATCATTTTCAATCAATTGTTTTGAAATGAGTTGGATGATGCCCGACTTACCACAACCTGGTTCCCCATACATCAGAATACCTCGTTTGTGAACAAAGTTATACTGTTTATATTTGTCTTTACGGTCCCAAAAGTTTTGAATGTCTCTTAAGATGTCTATAATCTCGTATGACGGTAATTGATATAACTCATCGGTCTTGAATGGTTGTTTCTTTAGTGTGTGTTGATTTAATTGTCTATTCCACACAACTTCATAAATACCAGACGGTACTTTAGGGACTGATGTAAATGCAGGGACAAACTCCTCATCTTGCAATGTACCCCAACACGTAGGTGAATTACTTACTGGTTTATCTTCCTCGTGTCTAGTAGTTCTAATATAATCATTTCTTGGAATACCCATATCTACTTCTTCTAATTCATTTTTTAAATCTTCAATATAATCTTCTAAATCGTAATTTTTCATAACTCTTCAATTTTTGTTTCTTCTCTTAATGAATACCAATCTTCTTTTTTAATCGCAACCCTAACACCATCTATTGAACAGAATACCTCATCTTTTATAAAATGTGGATTTTCAAATTTATTAGGGTTAACCAATATTTTTGAGTAGAAGGCACTTTCATTTGCCATCCTTACATAAACTTCTTTTTTCATAGTTTGTTTGCTAATGTTTTAATAATTTCTTCATCTTCAGTCGATAGTCTGTGTCTGTTATTCATTAAAGTAATAAGTGTTTTTTTCCACTCCTCATCTAAAAAACTCATACTATCATTTTTACCTGTATTTGTTGATATTACCTCACCTTCTTCAACAAGTAATTTAATTAGTTTATTAACTTCTCGGTCTGATAAATTCTCATATATTTCTTCAATATCTAAGTCTATTTCTGCCTCTGTCCAAAATTTTGCCATAATTTTTTTATACAAAAATAAGTAAAAAAAGTGACCCCATCAAGTTAATGGGAGTCACCTACGTTATTTTTTTCTCCGTAGATTAAGTAATCAGGGTTGATGACTTTACCTACTTTGTGTCTATCACCAGTAACCGATTTAACCACAACGCCTTCGTGCGGAACTTTAGTTCCTTTAATCATATTACCAAACACATGTTTGTCTTGTTCTTCTTTAGACCAAGGCCCCATATAAAGAACTTCAACTCTTGGTAAGTCCAAAGATTCAAAGATGTTCTTCTCATCATGATGAGGTAAGTATCTACCATCCATTTCAACATCAAACCCAGCAAACATGATAGTTTCAAGACCATAGTTATAATTCTTTTGGATGCCATGTCCATAGATTTCACCGTAGATGATTAAACCATCACCTAAAAGATCTGGTGAATTAAATGTTTTAACAAAATTCCATAATTTAGATTTAATCTTATAAGTGTCGGCAATTGTTCCCCACACATCAGTAGAGTAAAACCCTTGTGATTCAGACCCTTTCTCTACGTTATGAGAACCATAAACATATTCATATCCAACCCATTTAGCTCCGAAGAACTTTTTAACGTGATCCAATATTGAAAGTTTTTTCTTTCTTACAATACCATAACGAGCGTTTGTTCCGTGAAGTTTACGAGTAACGGTAACTATGTCTTCCTCGTTGAACATTTCAGGGGCATTCTTCAAGTTAGGGAACTTGTAATAGATATGGAAGTTAGGGTTTTGGTGGTATTTGAATTTTCTACCTCCAACACTCATCTCAACCATCTTAACTGGCGGTTCATATTTAACGACACCCAATGTTTCCATCATGTCATCACCATCTTGCACATTATCAGTAAACACCAATAAGTCCATTGGTAATATTAAACATTCAGAGTAAACTCCACGAAGTTTCACGGTTCTAACTCGTTGACCTTTACGAAGGTATCCAGTAACACCCATTTCATCAGAGATAGATAAAGGAATTACAGCATCAGTAGTTGCCACGATTACCTGATCACCAACATTGTATTGACCTTTTTTGGTAATTGCATGCCAATCATTAACGATTGCAAGTTCTATGTTATCTGCCCCTTCTATTGGTCGGATCTCCCCGATACGACCAACATAACATACACTATTTAAATTTTCCATTTCTTATACTTTTTCAAATTCTTTTTTTGTTAACTCTATTTCTTCATTCACCCTATCAAGTTCTTTGGTGACCATTTTTTTTATAATATCCTTGTTATAGATGCTGACCTCACCTTTTCTGTTGAACCCTCCTGGATGTGTAAATCCAATCGTGACACTCAAACCACAAGATTTAAGCGCATATTCTAATTTATACTTCTGTCTTTCCAATCTATCAAGATCTTCTTTAACTTTTTTTGCTTGTTCAAATTTTTCTAATTCCATAACTATTTTTTTATATTGTGTGTTCCCAAAATACTCTATCACAATTTTGTGGTAATCTGTTGATGTGTCGATAATTGTTAATATATCCCATCATATTAGCTGCACCAACAGCATTTGCTGAGTGAACAACAACTCTAACAACAGGTTTTCCGTCCATCCACTGATTAACCAACCACTTGGTACAATCCATACCAGTCTTTTCGGTTATGTTATCGTAGTTGATTTCATAGTTTTTTACAACACC